TTCAATTTCTTTTTCTTTTTCTTTTTCAACTCGAGCTCTTGCTTCTGCTAACTGAATATTGTAATTAAACTCTTCAGCCATTAATTGTTTTTTAATTTCAGCCTCTGTTTGCATACGTTGTATTTCAAATTGAGACTTACCTTGCTCAAGCTGAAGTTTAGTTTCTGTAAGAGCTTGTTGTTTCTGCATTTCAGCAAGCGCAGCTTGTTCGTTAGCTTGCGCGTTAGCCTGAGCTTGAGCTTGTATGTTTGCTTGAGCTGCAGCTTGATCTCTTTCTTGCTTTTGCTTACGTTTTATTTTAAGCATTTGATTTGCTAGCTTAATATTAGATATTTGCTCTATATCTATAATATCCTCTAAATCAACACCACCTGACTGCAGGGCTATCTGTATATTTTTTTGTAGCATTTGCTTGTCTTCTTCTTCAGGTTCTAACTCCAAGAATATACCAAACTCATGCATATTTAAACTATACATTTGCTCCAATGTATTTGTATTAAATGTGCTAATACTATTCATTAAAGCATTTCTAGTTAACGGGAAGTTTAACATGTCTGCAGCTCTTAAACTTATATTCTCTGCTGTTCTAACTGTTAAATACATTAGTGATTGTAGAATATGTTTAGTAGCTGTGTTTGATGCAGCTGCAGCTAGCTTTTGTAAACCTACCAAAGCATCTTTATTTGGTTGACTACCATCTCTAGCTTCATTTAATCCCGTCACATCGCGTATCATTTGTAAATAATATTGATACGTTTGCACCAGCGCGCCTATTTTAGCTTGACCATTAGATGTTTGTAGCTCTTGAATAGGTACTTTACCTGGATTAATATCACCATCAACAGTCTTAGATCTACCAACAATACTACCAGTTTGGAAGTACATGTTTAAAGCTTCTTGCGGATTGTAGTTAGTTCCATTACCAAGATCTACTTCTGATAAACCATCAACATCTACAAATACCCCATCAGGCACCATACGAGCTAACACCTGTTGTATTTTTAAGTGAGTTAATTGAATCATATCAGCAAACCCGATACACTTACTTACCAAGCTTTCTATTCTACCCTTATACATTCTAGGAGCAGATATACTATAATTCATTTGAACTTTAGTTTGATCACTATATGGTCTAGTCATATTCTCAGCTAGCTCCCATTTTAACATTTTTTCGTGACCTAATATTTTAGCACCGCTGTATAAAACTTCTATAGCTCTATGTACTCTTTCAAAATTATCATTAGCAGGTGGATTAAAATCTTCTGGCTTTTCAATAGCTTTTAAAAGACCTTGATCTGTTTGTTTAATTTTAAATACTTGATTTTGATATGTCTTGTATTCAAAATATAATACTTGTATATTGTTATAGCTGTCATCTTGACCCCAATAGTTTCTTGTGTAATTAGAATCACCTGGGTATTTTTGTATTTCTTCTAAATCAGAATCTGTTAAATAAGGAAATTGCTTTTTAAGCTCTTCAAGACTTACACTTTTAACTTCACCAACATAATATATATCTTCAAAGTTAGGATCTTCTGTATAAGAATAAACAAGATTAGCAGGATCTACATAATTTACAGTAACACCGTTTGCTAAATTAAAATCTGTTTTAACACAGCTTATACCTATTGTGACTAAATCGTAAGCTAATCTTTTCTTTATTTCTTCGTATTTATTATAATCAAATACGTTGTTTATTAACTCTTCTTCTGCTATTTCTACAGCTTGTTTATAACTAAGCTGCATATGCAACTCTAACTCTTCTTTACTTTTAGGTAATTGATCTTCAGTTAAATTACTTCTTTTTAAATCAATACCAAAGTTTTCTTGAGCTTGCTTTATTAAGTTACCAGCAAAAGCGTCTTCTGCTATAGCTGTAGCATGTGCTGTTCTTTCTTTAGTAGAATATGGATCTGTTGCAAAAGATTTAATTTCATAACCTTTATCAGTCATGCCATTAACTACTATATCTATAAACTTAGATAATACAGCAACAGGTTTCCAGTCTAAATTAAGATAAGACAAATCACCATTAACTGATAACTCATCTTTGTACTTAGCTACAGACTGCTCACCTCTAGCATATAATCTTAATCTATGAAAATCTTGCCAGTTGTTACCGAAACGACCACCAGCGCCTAAACCGCGATCACCTCTAAACCATTCGTTTTCAATAGCTCTACCTACTTGATAACCATAGTCCAAAGTATCTTTTTCTGCGTCTGGTACTACCTGACTAGGAAAAGAACTATTTACATTAGTATAAACCATTTATTGTATTATTTTTGAAATGTAACCTGTGTTATCATATTTTTTAAACGATATGTTAACTGGATCTCGTTGTTGTATGTTTACTGGTGTGTATTTATTTTTATTACAAGCCATTATAGCTAAGCCAGAACTAATTGTTGCATCAAACTTTGTTCTATTATTTATATTAAATTTTGCCCAGTCTTCTAATGTTTTTTGAAAATACATATCACCATATCCATCTTCTTTCAAACCCACATAATCTTCTATATATGATTCTATAGCAGCTGCATGAGCTTGTTTAATATCTTCACTTGAATTAGGTATACCACCTATTTCTCTTTCTGCGACCGAAAGTTTATTGTATAACTTATCTGGTCTATTTATAGAGAATCTTCTATAACCTCTTCTTTTTAAATAATATAACAATCGAGGTTTATTGTTCTCTGCTAGTATTGGCATGCCATAAAAATGCAATGCCATTAAAACATCTTCAAAAAATATTTCAGCTGTAGGTGGTCTAGATATATATTCTAAAAAGAACATATTAAATGGAGCCTCCTCCATACTAAACTTTGTTAAACCATGCAAAGATCCTTTTGATCCTTGTTTGTCTACAGTTCCTGATATATCATAAGAGTCACAACCAAAAGCACCCACATGCTCATTACCAGGGTGTTTAACTCCATTTTTTATTATTACACGATTTTGTAGATTTACAGGTGGAATCCAAGATACAAGAAATCTACCATTTTTTTCTGGATAAAAATTAACTGTAGTATCTTTTATACCTCCAGCCCATTGGAAATTACCTTGAGTTACTAAGGTTTTATTTCTCATGTCTTCATTATAATCTATTTGCTCGTAAATTTTGGTTAGATTAAATAAAGATAATTTTGCTTCATCTCTAAATGCGTGTTTTTCTGTACGAGGAAATTGTCTATAATATTCATTTAAACCGTCCTGATCATCTTTAAGACCATCAACTTCATTTTCCCAATGTTCTATAACACCTATTGTAATTAAATCACCCTGGGTATCTTTAATCGCGTCTTTTGGTTTTTCGAATACAGGTATTCCATGAGAATCAATGAATCCTTCGTAATTCCACTCCATAGGTATAAACAAGCTATATAGTCCTGAACTAGTCTGTCCATTGCGATTTCGTTTTGTGACGTCTGATGCATAGTATAATTTTTTAAAGTTATCACCACCTTTATCTAGAGCGTTGCTCGTAGATCCCATCATACACTTACCAACAATCTTGCTACCTAATCTTAGTGTTGTTTTTGTAACTCGCCAGTTGTTTAAAATATTATCCGGACGCTCCCATTTACCTGATTCGTCGTGGGCGAGAAGTTTGAGTTTCTCACCGTCATACGAGTTGTCACCCGTGTTCTTCCAGTCGATCGTCGTGTCGAGACCGTCGAGTTCCTCTGGCGCTTCGCCTTGGTCGAGTTTACGCCTTGTGAGTTTTGACGCTGGTACCCTGTAGGCGAGCTCCGTCTTTGGTCTGTCCATACCGTCTTGTATGGGTTTGAAAAAGAACGGATAGTTGACTGATATGGGTACAACTTTGTCGGTAAACATTTTTTTAGCATCAGCCCCGGATTTTGATAATATCCCAAAGCGTGAGTCGGAAGATATTGTTGCTTGATGCACAAGTTCTGATGATGCCATGAATGAAAAACCAGAGCGTCTGTTTTTGAGGTAGCACATACCATAACATCGCTGGTCGGCTTTGCATGCTTCCCAGAATATAAAGAAAAGCCTATTTGACTCTCTGTAATCTGCGGCACCAACATCAATTTTGCTCCACTGCAAGAACATATAGTGAGAACCAGTAATGTAAGTAGCCACGCCTCTATTATAGAACCAATATCCTTCTTCACGTCTTTTAAACTCTTCGTCGATATAATCGTACCATTCTTCTTTAAAATTAACCGGGTATCTTTCCCAGTCAAATACACTTTTAATTTTAGCCAATGGTTTAGGGTATTCTGATTTAGTCCAGCATTGATCTTCTATTTTATCAGACGCAGAATAAACATTATCAGGTATAGCTGGTAAAGCTATTTTAAGGTTTTGTATTTCAATTACATCACCTATTGTACCGTCTTTACTAATAACAACAACGTCGTGTTCAACGTCGTAGCCATACTCCCATTTTTTATACCTATTGTTTCTTTTTAAAACTTTAGGTTTAATGTGGTCTTGTATTACTTTTACTAAAGACTGCTCGTACATTATCTTGATCTACCCTCAGCAAAACCTCTAAAACTTTTTTCTTTAGTATTTTGAGGTTTTTCTTCAAGCATATTTTTTTCTTCTTCTATTCTAGCTAATATTTCAAACGCATCGAATATAGCAAGCTTTTTAGTCGCGGCTGCGTTTTTAAGTCTATCTGCAGAAACATCATCTTCAGTATTAGTAATGATTTTTTCTTCAGCAACTTTAATAAGTTCCTCAACTGCTTTTCGCCCAGCTTGGATTATACTCTTCCTCGTCTCCTTTGAACTCATATTTAACTAAAATATCATTTGATTCCATACAATATAGTCTTTGTTTATCTACTATAAACTCAAACTCTCTATTGGATTTAAAACCAACTAAATCACCTTCATTAATACCTAGTGACTCTAGTGTTTTATTTCCTATTTTTATTATACCTTTATTTTTTTGCTCTGGTTCTAGTGACCAATCATCTTTATTTTTAATTGGCATAATAAAACAACGTTCACCTACAGACATCCATTTAACCATACGCTTGTAAAGATATATTTGATCATATTGACATAAGTATTTATTATCGTCAAACGTTCTGCTACTATCTACTTCTTTACCTTTCTGGTTATAATACCTTCTAAATATATTGTGGTGAACTATAACTTCATCACCCTCTTGTATAGGTGTAGCAAAAGCTGTTGGTGTAGCTATTACAACTGCTTTTCTATTTATTAACTTAAAGTTTTCTATACTAGAATTAACTATAAGTTTATCTCCGTTTAAATCGATTTCATTGTTATACCTTTTACCGTCTGGCATAATAATAAAATCAAAAACACTTCTCATTAATATTCTAAATCATATTCGACAGATATAGCCATGTTAGAATTAAACTTCTTCCATGGCAATACCTCATCGTTTTTCTTTATAAATATGTTATAAGAAGTATCAGAGTCGTCAAACATAATATGTGATATCTCATGACCACCATAGACCTGTTGGCCTAACGCATAGTGCATGGCATCATTTTTATAATCAGAACCGATACTGATTTTTCTTATAACAGTACTCATTACTCCTCAGTTATAACGGTCATGCCGTCAATTTCCTCTTCTTTTTGTACTGGAGTATAAGTACCATCTTTTAAATCAATATTAATAGAACCATACTTTTCTTCTAGCTCTTTTTTAGTTTCTTCAACGCCTCCGTTAACGTCAGCGATTCTATGAAGTAAAGCATGTTTATTTGCTTCTAGTTGACCGATTTGATTTAATAGTTGAGTTAACTCTCCTTGTTGTTCTTGAATAGTTTTAAGCTCTTCAGCTGTAATTGAATTTGCCATTTAATTGAATTTAAATTATTTACTTATTTATTATCACTCGATTTCTTTGCTTTTTCCCAAGTGCGACCCACAAAATATGCACCGTACACTGTAATCAACAATGATTGAAATATAGGTATATAAGCTTCGTCTACTTGGAAGCCGCCAATGTTACCATCAAAAAATGCCAGCACTGTAAATATAACAGTTAAATATATTAACACAAGCGGCCTAATGTTTTTAGATAAAAATGAATCAGATTGCATATCAAGTTTCCAGCGTTCAGTAATTTGAGTTTGTGCATCTTGATCTGCTTTTTCCAATAACTCTTGAATCTTTTGCTTAGCAGCTAATCTTTCTTCATCTGTAGTTGTAAGTTTATCTATTACATTACCTACGTCTTTAATTAAACCACCAGTCAAAAGACTTAAAAGTTTTTTCATCTCTTAATGTTTTAACCTCTTGATCTTCTTTTTATATATCTAAGAGTTGGAATAACTCCTTCTTTTTCTCTCATTTGTTGCAACCTACCAAACTCTTTAGACGCACTAGTACCATAACCAAGACCAGCTTCTTTTTGAGCTCTACTACTACTATAACCGCCTTTATCTAGTGTGCTTTGTATAGATGAAAAAATAGTATCTAGTTCTTTTCCATAAGCTCCAACTTTAGAAGCGTCGCCTGTAACTGTAACCCCTTCTAGACTTTCAGTAGGTGTTTCTTTTTCTTTTTCAGTTAGTTTGTATGGAGACATTTCCATAGCTGATGCCTTGCTATCAACAGGCATATCTTTCATTAAGTTTTTCTTTTCTTGACCTGCAGACTCCATATGAGCTACAGACCCTTCCATCATTAAACCTGATGGCTTTCCTTTACCATCGTACATCTTAATACAAGACGACTTTTTCATTGGTGATTTACTATAAGGCATTTTTTTATTTTTTAGTTTTGTTATAAGCTTCTTTTTCCCAAGGTAAGTTTTTTGCTCCTTCTTTAATACTTGAGCGAGGTATTACCTTACCTTTCCAGTATACATTTTTATTATCGTAATCAAGATCACCTCTACGCATTTGGTCTATATGCACCATTTCATGATCAATTACTTCTTTCATTTTAGCTGGCGATACTTTATTACTTATGATAATAGTACCATTATTATTAGCTTTACCTAATACACCATCTTCCATATCAACTTGATATATTGGAGTGTTATTTAATATAAACGGAGGTGTTAGTTTAAAAGCCATTACCATTTAACTTTATCAGCCCACCATG